CGGCAGCCAGGTGTTCGCACGGCTGATTGCCCAGAAGTGCCGCGCGGCCGCGTCGCTGCTTCGCGACATCTATCTCGGCGACGACATCCCGTGGGCGCTCGCCCCGCCGGCCAATCCGGACATCCCGCCCGAAATCATGCAGGAAATCGACAAGCTGATCCAGGCCGAGAGCCAGCAGGTTCAGCAAACCGGGCTACCGCCGCCGACGCCGCAGGAGCTATGGCAGCGACGCGAGGCGTTGCTAGAGGGCGCCGAGACCGCGGCGAAGAAGAAAGCGGCGCAACAGGCGCGGTATGCTCAGGACAAGATCCAGGACATGCTGCGCGAGGGCAGCTTCTACCACGCGCTTGCCGAGTTCATCGTCGACCTGCCGATCTTCCCGTTCGCCTGCATCAAGGGCCCCGTAGTCAAGATCATGCCCAAGGTGGACTGGGCGAGCGGCAGCGCCACCGTGCAGCAGACGCCGGTGCTGACGTGGAACCGGGTCAGCCCATTTGACATCTGGTTCACCCCGGGCGTCGCCGACATCGCCAACGCCAACGTGATCGAGAAGCTGCGCGTGACGCGCGCCGAGCTCAACGATCTGCTCGACCTGCCCGGCTACAACTCCGATGAAATTCGCGCGGTGCTCGACGAGTACGGCCGCGGCGGTCTCTATGACAACTGGGACACCACCGACGCCGAGCGCAGCGTGTTGGAGAGCCGCGAAAACCCGGCGTGGAACAGATCAGCGATGATCACCATGATGGAGTTCAACGGCAATGTCCAAGGACGCGTACTTCAAGATTACGGCCTCGCTGTCCAAGACGAGCTTCGTGACTATCATGTTCAGGTCTGGGTTATCGGCTCGCACGTCATCAAGGCACACCTGTCGCCTTCACCACGTCAGCGACATCCGTATTTCATCACGAGTTTTGAGAAAGTGCCGGGNACGCCTGTCGGCAATGGTCTGACCGATCTGCTCGCCGACCTGCAGGAAGCCGCCAACGCCACGCTGCGCGCGCTGATCAACAACCTGTCGATCTCGTCGGGGCCGCAGGTCGTCATCAACGACGACATGCTGGCGCCGGAGGAGAACGGCGAGGAGATGTATCCGTGGAAGCGGTGGCACACCCGCACCGACCCCGTGAACAACAACGCCAAGCAACCGATCTCCTTCTTCATGCCGGCGAACAACGCTCAGGCCCTGATCCAGTGCCTGCAGGAGTTCACTTCGATCTCGGACGACGTGTCGGCGATCCCGAAATACGTCGGCGGCCAAGCTGGCGGCGGCGCCGGGCGTACGGCTTCGGGCCTGGCGATGTTGATGGGCAACGCCTCGAAGATCCTGCAGACGGTGTCCGCGAACATCGACCGCGACGTGATCGAGGAAAGCCTGCTGCAGTTATTCGACCTGCTGATGCTGACCGATCGCACCGGGATGCTCACCGGTCAGGAAAAAGTTTCCGTCACCGGCGTGAGCGTGGCGATCCAGCGCGAGACGCTGCGGCAGCGCCAGATCGAGTTCCTGACGGCAACGAACAACCCGACCGACATGAAGATCATGGGCATCGGCGGTCGCGCCGCGGTGCTGCGATCGGTGTCCTCGACGATCGGCATTCAGGGCGACCAGGTGGTGCCGTCCGACGCCGAGATCGAGAAGATGGAGAAACAGCAACAGCAACAGGCAGCGCAAGGTGGAGACATCGAACAAGCGATCGTGGCCGCGGTTAACAAAGGCGTTGAGGCTGGCGTTAAGCGTATCTCGACCGAGCTCACTTCTGGTGTGCTGGCCGCTCGGGCGCATATGCCGGAGGGCCCACCCGCGCATATCGGTACGCCGGGCGCGATCGCGCCAGAAGCTGCGCCAGGAGGCGGCCAGGGCGCTTCCAGCGACCCGGGCATGCACGCTGGCCAACACGGCGGCATGCAGGAGGCGGCCAGGCAATCGTCGGGCATGAAGCCGCCGGCGCCGTCACAGGCGATGGGGCCGCAGACGCATCTGACGCCGCACATGACGGGCGTTAAGGGTTCGGTCGCCGGGGGCGTCGGCTGATGACCGTCAACACCCAGAAACTTGTCCGCGTTCTCGACGGCCCGCTCGGCCCGACCGGCACGTACAAAGGCGTCCAGATTTTACCGGCGTTCACCGGGCCGACTGGCACGTTTCCCGTGTGGGGGCAGATCGACGCACTGCAGCAGGCGGCGGGCCCGACCGGGACGTGGGAAGACGTCTATGCGCTCACCGGGCTCACCGGGCTCGCGGCGCGCAACGCCAAGACCGTGATTATCCCTGGCTATACCGGGCCGTCGTCGAACTACAATCCGGTGACGGCGCTCGGCAGCAGCCTGATCGAATACTGGGACGCCAACCGCTCCGACACGATCACCGCGCTCTCTGATGCGACTTACACCGACGCGGTGTCGTCGTGGCTTGGCCTCGTGACTGGGGCCAACCTGGCGCAGTCGACCCCCAATCTTAAGCCGGTGTACGACCCGACGGGGCTCAATGGCGCACCGTGCATCACCTTTGACGGCGCCCAGCAGTATCTCAAATGCACCGATGCCGCGTTCATGTCACTGCTGCCGGCCGGCGCTACCCCTTGCGAAATCTGGGTGGTGTGTTCGCAGGATGTGGCCGCAGCCGACGCCACTACGCGCCATGTGGCGGGGNACGCTGCCACCAGCGTTGTCAACGGCCGCTCTGTCGCCCGTCTTCCTGTCGGCGGCGTCAACCGCGCCCGTTCCTACACCGGCACCGGCGCCGCGGCCACGAACGCTACCGACACCCATGTCGATTTATCCGGTGTGCATGTTTTGCGCAGCATCCACGGTGCGACCCAAACGTCGATAGACGTTGACAGCGCCGGCGCGGTGACCGCTGCCGTGGTGCCGAACACCAGCACACCGACGCTGTTCACGGTGGGCACGATCCCCGCACTTGCCGCTTCGAACTGGTGGCAGGGCAAGGTGTCAGCCGTGCTTGTGACCGCGCCGCTCACTACACAGCAGGCCACCGACCTGCATAACTATTTCGGGTGACGCCATGGCATTGATCTCCCCTAGCAGGGCAACGGGTGAGCTGTTCGGGCCGAAGGGCGTGTCGGTGTCGTTCGGCTGGGTGACCGACACGCATCATGACCCGCTCAAGGCGACGGACCCCAATCAGGGCGGCAAGTATTTTCAGGACGCGGCGAAGAAGATCCCCGACATTACGGCGATCTTCAATGCGCGCACCGATCTCGCATTCGTGTTTCAGAACGGCGACTTCATTGACGGCTCCGCGAACGCCAGCGCGGCGTTGACCGACCTGGCGGACATCGACAATTTGCTCGCGGTCAACGTGCCGAAATATCACAATATCGGCAACCACGAGGTGACTTGGCTCACCAAGGAGCAGGTGATGTCGGTCACCGGCCAACCGAGCAAGTGGTACTCGTTCACGCGCGGCGGCGTGACATTCATCGTGCTCGACGGAAATTATCTTTCCGACGACGACTCTAACGATCTTTCGATCTCGTCAAACCAGCAAGGTGTCAGCCCTTACGTCTCCTACATCCCGCCGACGCAACGCGCATGGCTGTCTGCGACGATCGCGGCTTCACCGTACCCTTGCGTGATCTTCTGCCATTACCCCGTCTATTACGCATTGGACGGGTTTTCGTGGGGGCTGAGCAACGCTGCTGCGGTCCGCACCATTCTTGAGTCGTTCGGAAATAAGGTCATCGGCTGCATCTGCGGCCACCGACACGACAACTTCGTCGCCCGCGTCAACGGCATCCTTTACTGCACACTGCATGCGACGGCCGTCTCCGCGTACCCACTGCTCACTTATTCCATCGTGACCGTTTATCCGATCAAACGCGCGATCAAGATCGTCGGCTTCGGCCGTCAAGCCAGCTACGTCGAGGCTTAAGAAAACCGCAACTATCTCGCCTCCAGTACGGAGGCACATTTTAGGGAGCCACGCTGATGGCGATTTTGTCCAGCCGTAACTACGACCGCAACATGATCGGCAACGTGTTGAAGCAGGTTGTCGATGCCGTGAACGCTGGCAACATCGGCGGCCCCACCGGCCCGACCGGCGCTGCTGGCCCGACCGGCCCGTCGCAAGGCGCGACTGGACCGACCGGCGCCGCCGGCGTCACGGGTCCGACAGGTTCAGCCATCGGTGCACAGGGTCCTGCTGGCCCTGTCGGCGCACAAGGCGCAACAGGTGCGACGGGTCCTACCGGTCCCGGAGCGACTGGTCCCGCGGGTGCGATCGGCGCGACTGGTCCGTCGCCGGGCTCGACCGGTCCGACCGGACCCACGGGCGCGGGCGTCACTGGTCCGACAGGCGCGGGGTTCACCGGGCCGGCTGGTCCGACTGGGCCGACTGGTACCGTCGCAATCGTTGTGGTGCCGCCGACATCTGATCCTCGTGTTAGCGGTCAGGTCTGGAATAACGCGGGCGTGCTCACCGTCTCCGCCGGTTAATAGGAGGAGCGAATGGCGAACTCACCGCTCGGTTATCCGTTCAACAGCAAACAACTGCTCGACCCGTCGCTGGCGTCGAAGGACACCTACGACGATGGCGCAATTCCGGTTGTGCTTAAGGCGGTTGTCGACCTGATCAACGACAAGGACATCATCGGCCCCACGGGGCCGACGGGCACTGCTACAGGCGCGACCGGCCCCGCCGGCACGACTGGACCGACAGGGCCACAGGGCCTCGGCCCGACCGGCCCCGCCGGCCCGCTCGCGACCACCGGCCCGACTGGAAGCACCGGGCGCGTAGGGCCGAAAGGACCGACTGGTAACACTGGCGCCGCCGGAGCCACAGGCCCGACCGGGCAGCAAGGTCCGACAGGTTCGTCTGTCGGCCCCCGCGGTCCTACTGGGCCGGCGAGCGCTACGGGTCCGACTGGGCCCACCGCGGCGGTGTTCGCCGATGGCCAGCATATCGGCACCGGTCCGACCGGCCCCGCTGGTCCTGCCGTCACAACTGTTTGGAAGCCGCCGGCGAGCGATCCGTTTATCGCCGGCGCTGTCTGGAACCCGGGCGGGGCGACTGGTGTCGGCGCGCTCAAGATCTCGTCCGGCGGCCTCAACGACGTTCCGTACCCGCCGGTTTAATCGCTGGGGCTTCGGCCCCAGCAAACTAACCAGGAAGCCATATGCCAGAAAGTCTTTGCTTGTGCGCGATTGTGCGCAACGAGAGCGCTCGCCTTGTGCGTATGCTCGACAGTGTCAAGGACGCTATTGCGTCCTTTGCCATCCTCGATACCGGATCGACCGACGACACAGTCGAGATCATTGAGAAGTGGGGTAATGACAACGGCGTCAAAGGCATTGTGGCCCGCGGCGCGTTCGTGAATTTCTCACAAGCCCGCAACCAAGCGCTCGATGCCGCCCGAAGCTGGTCCAAGCATCCGGACGCGCCGCCGTTCGATTACTTTCTGCTGTGCGACGCGGATATGGAATTGCGCGGCGACCCGGCCGCGTTCTTCGGGCTCACTGGTGAAGCCTACGAGATCCCGCAGCTCGCCGGCACGTATTCATACAACAACCTCCGTGTTCTCGCGGTGTCCTCGACCGCGCGCTATATCGGGGTCACGCATGAATACCTGAACGCGCCGTCGAGTGGCGTGCTCACCGGGGTCCACTTCATCGACCACGCGGACGGCGCCAATCGCGGCGAGAAGTTCGAACGTGACATCCGCCTGTTCGAGGAAGATCTCAAGACCGACCCGAACAACGGCCGCACCTGGTTCTATCTCGGCAACACCTACCGCGACGCCGGACAGTTCGCCGAAGCGGAGCGTTGCTATCGCAGGAAGCTAGAGCTGCCGACCTGGGACGAAGAGGACTGGACGGCCCAGGTTAATCTCGCCAACTGCCTGGAGCAGCAGGGTAAGGAAGACGAATNCCTCAGCGCGACGCTCAAGGCGTATCAGATGCGCCCTACCCGTGCCGAGCCGCTGCATGCGCTTGCCAAACACTATCGAATGAAGGGGGACAACGCGGGCGCGATGCTGTTCGCTGAGAAAGGCATCACGATCCCGCGCCCGAACGACCGGCTGTTTATCGAGAACTGGGTCTACGACTGGGGTTTCCGCGAGGAGTATTCGATCGCTGGCTACTATGACCCCCGGACGCGCGAGCGCGCGTTCCACATCACGAATGGCCTAGCGCTCGATCCGCAGGTCCCAGAGCCGGTCCGGGGCAACGCACGGTCGAACATGGTGTTCTATCTGCGCCCGCTGAAAGCATTTTGCCCGAGTTACAGGGACCGCGTCGTTGACTTCACGCCCCCCACCGGGTTTGCGGCGATGAACCCCTGCGTGACGAACCGGCCGGCCGGCGGCCTTGAGCTGCTCCTCCGCACGGTGAACTACCGCATCGACGAGCATGGCCGCTACATGATCGGGCCNAAAGGATGCTGGGACGCGCCGATCGAGACTGAGAACTGGCTGCTGCAGCTCCGCCCCAACCTGTCGAGCCGCAACCCGATCAAGGTGCAGTGGGACCGGCCACCGGCGGCGTTTCCGATGGTGATCGGTCTGGAGGATATGCGGATCTTCTGGCACCAGGGCGAGCGGCAGTTCATTGCCTGCGCCCGCGAGACGACGCCCAGCGGTATACCGCAGCAGGTCCACGGGTTTCTCCGCCGCGACCCGGTCGCCAATACGGTCCTTGTCGAGTCATGGAGCGCAATCAGCGACGCGACCCAATGCGAGAAGAACTGGGCGCCTGTTCTTGGGCCGACGAAGGGCCTTCCGTTTATGTATCGCCTGGACAAGATCCAGCGCGGTTCGCTGCAGCAGAAGACCCCCTGCCGGTTCGCGGTCGACAACATCAGCGGCGGCAGTCCTTACATCCCGTTCAAGGGCGGCTATCTGACGGTCGTCCACGAAGCGATCGCGCACCCAGCGCATGGGCGCCGGGTCTACCAGCACCGGTTCGCCTGGCTCGATGCGGAGCTTATCAACCCGCGCTTGTCGCTGCCGTTCGTCTTCCACGACGTCCAGATCGAGTTCGCCGCCGGCCTCGCGCAGCAGAACGACGACCTGGTTGTTTCGTTCGGCGAGCGTGACTGCAGCGCCTGGCTCGCGACCGTCAGCGCCGGCGATGTTGCGGCGATGCTGGAGTTGGACCGATGAAGGTGCGCCTCGTTACCGGTTATATCCCGATCGTCGGCCACCCTCGCGGTCCGGGCGAGTATGGCAAGCTAGGCGAGTTGCTCGGCGCCGTACCCGTGCCCAAGAAGGCGTTCTACCAGCGCGTCGAGGACACCTGGATGTGGAAATACGTCCGCGGTCTCGACTACATCCCGCGCGTCTCCGAAGGCGACAACCCGGCGAAGAACACGCTCGCCTACCACTGCGTCAACCATCAGAAGACGACATGGTTGGTGCAGGCCGCCGACGAAGACGCTGACGCGGACGTGCTGTGTTGGGTCGACTACGGCGTGTTTCGCCTCCCCGGCGTTACCGCCACGGTAATTTCCGACTTCGTCAGCAGGCTCGACGACAATGCGATCTACGCCCCAGGCTGTTGGCCCCGGCCGCTCGCGGTCGAGAGCGCGTACCCCTGTTGGCGGTTCTGCGGCTCAGTGCTCGTGGTGCCGCGCAAAATGGTCGACCAGCTCGACTACGAGTGTCGGGTGGCCGCCAGGCAACACACAGCACGCACCAAGAACGTCGAGTGGGAAGTCAACACCTGGGCCCGCGTCGAGCAGAAAACCAAACTTCCATTCCACTGGTACGCGGCTGACCACAACGGCAGCCTGTTCAGCAATTTTAGAGCCTCAGTATGACCCCAGCACAGCGGGTCGCAAAATGGCGGAAGGATCACCCTGAGCGGGCGAAGGCCGCTCGCATGCGCAATTACTACGCCAACCATGAGCGAGAAAAGCTCAACCGTAGGCGTGCTGGATGCAAGCGTAAGTACGGCGTTACGCTAGAGCAGCGAGATGCCATGCTTGCGGCGCAAGGATATCAGTGTGCTGCGTGCGGCGACCCGCTCAAGGGCGTCGGCAAAAACTGCCACACTGATCACTGCCACAAAACGAAAGTCGTGCGCGGCATTCTCTGCGCCGGCTGCAATCAAGCGCTCGGCAATGTGAAGGAAAGCATTCCGAGGCTTGGCGCGCTTATTAGATATCTGGAGAAACACAATGTTGCTGGATGATCTTTTTATAAAATACGGCACTGATAAAGGCGGCCCGTGGGGGTGGGGGTACTCCCCCGTTTATGAAAAGCACCTCGATCGCGACCGCGTGAAGAGTGTGCTGGAAGTCGGGATCTGCGGCTTCCGCGACATCCCCAACAATGTCGTCGGCGCCAGCCTGTTCGCGTGGCGGGATTATCTCCCCGAGGCGGAAGTGTATGGCGTCGACAATGATGCGCGGNTCATCTTCAACGATCAGCCGCGCATTCATACCGCGCTGTGCGATGCCTACGATGAACGCAGCCTTGCCGACGCGCTCCATGCGTTCAGATGGCCACAGTTCGATTTCATCTGCGACGACGCGGTGCACGNCCCCCTCCCCCAGATCCATCTCTGCCGGCTGCTGTGGCCGATGCTGCGCCCCGGCGGCGTCTATGCGATCGAGGAGTCGTGCCCATACAAGTGCCCCGGGGGCACGCTCAAGCCGATGGTCGATGTGCTGCTGTCGCTCTACTCGGAGATGCAAGTGAC